CGCCGGTTTCGTTGTTCAGCACATCGTCAATGTTGACCTGACCCTCAACAATCGCCGTGCGCGGGTGGATTGACTGAGCCAAGCTGTCCAGCGTGTTGCGCAGAATCTCAGACTTGATCTCTTGCAAGTCATGCGTGATGTCAAAAATTGACATCGCTTCCAAGGGAGAAGTGTGCGGCTCTGGGTCGCAGGGAAAGTCAGCAAACGGAATGTAGCTGGCCGGCAGGTTGCGAACCACCTTGTAGCCGCTACCCATGCAGCAGACCTTGCGCAGTTCTGGCAGGCCATCGCCGTCATAGTCAACTCGGGAATATGCCTCGATGTACAGAACCCGCTGCATCATCGGGTTGGCTGCATTCTCGCCAAATGTCGTACTCAGTGGCTGACGCGCCAAGTACTCGTCATTGCTGTCCAAGTCGCTGCTGGAGATGTTTTCGTCAATCTCGTCTTGGTCGTAGCCCATCGCCAGCAGGTCGGCCACTGTGGCCATCTGCCTGTGGGCAATGATGGTGGCATCATCAAAAGACCGAGCGCGTCTGTCAAGTAGCAACTCTTCTGGCGGCACGGCCATCACAGTGATGCGGCCATCCTTGGTGACGCGCTTGACCTGCACATCGTGCAGCATTGGCGCCGGCATCGCCACCGGCTGACCCGTCATCGGGTCGATGGTGGTCATCTGCATCTCGTCAATGTCTGGGTCTGGGTAGGAAACCACAATTTTGACTTGCGCATCAGGCTCTTGCATCACCATTTGCAGCGTCTGCTCATCCAAGCCGGTGTAATCGTCAATCTGGACTTTCTCGTCATCAGTCCAGTAGAACTTGGCAATGCCGCACTTCCTGACCAGCGCATCCTTAAAAATGGCGTAGGCGGTCAGGAATCCGCTGTTGTCGTTTTGGAAAATGTAATTGACATAGTCGGTGGCCTGCTGCGCAGACTTCACATCCTCTGGCCCCCGAGGTACAAACTCGACCACATTCTCAGAAGAGAAAAACACCTTCATCAGGCTGGGCAGCATGGCGCTTACAGTGTCGCGCACCTCCATCGCCACCACCTTGCTGTTGCCCTCGACCTCGTTGCCAAACGGGTCGCCTCGGTAATACTCAGTCCCCCGCGCACGGGTTGGCGACAGGTCGCTGTCCACATAGCTGATGGCATCCGTCAGGTCTTGCGTGATGATCGCTTGCAACTCCGCATCGTCCATCGGGGTCTGGGCAGCAATGTCGGTGGTGATTTTTTCGTTCATTTTTTATTCCTTGCAGATATTGCTTTGGCCTTGGATTTAGCATCCGCTTTGCTGCTAGCACCCCAGGCTTTCAGACTCAACAGCAGACGGGTCGGCTTGCCGTCTTTGTATTCTGGGCCATCATTGCCAGCCATGCGTGCCAAGAAACTTGCCCGTCTCGGGTTGTCGCCGGCCTTGACGGGTGGCTTGATGTCTTGGCCAGCAGCTTTCAGGCTGGCCCGTCCAGCAGCGTTCAAACCGCCCTTGGGGTTTTTACCCTCCTTGCGCTGCCAAGCTGGGGTCTTCATTTCTTCTTCATTGGCTTGGCGGTTTTAGCCGCTGCCTTAAAGTCAGCAGCGCTTGGCGCACCTTTAGCACCAGGCTTGCGCATTTTCTCTTTAGAGCCAGCAGAAATTCTTTCGCGTTTTGCTGCAATGTTTGCATATAGTCCAGCTTTCATTTCTTTGTGCCAATCTTGATCACCAGCATCGGCTTGCCACCCATATCCTCACCCTCCATCGCGCTATTCTCACCGGCCTCGTAGTCCTCATCCTCGCCTTCGTCACTGTCGGTGACCCAGGCATCGCAGGTGCGGCTGGCCGCGCACTTGAAGTCAAAGATCTCGCAGTAGCCGAGATTAGCCTTCTCAATAACTTCCTCGGCATCACCTTCGCCGCCAATGCCCTTCTCAATGCAGTCGAGCATTGATTCCTCTTGATTGAAAGCCGCGCAGTTACCGCACCGGCTCATCTTGGCGTCTTCAATGTCTACCTCCCACTCATCTGCCTTGGCTTTCCAAAAGGCAGTATTGGGCAGGTCGGGATTCTCAGGGCCATAGTTGGCGCTGTTGATCGCCTTGGCCCTGTTGCGCAGATTGATGGTGATGTCTTGCGTTGCCGTGGGGCAGTTCTCACCCGCCTCATCGTCACCCATCAACTGGGTCATGGTTTCTTTGATCGTGGCCATCAGCGCATCCCCTTGGTCTTCATGTTCTTGGCAGTCCTGCTGCCGCGCATGGGCAGCTTGGCAGTTGACAGCGCAATGGCCATCGCCTGCTGTGGACTCTTGACAGTCTTGCCGCTGCTGGTCAGCTTGCCCGACTTGTACTCGCCCATCACCTTACCAACTTTTTTCTGGCCTTTAGTCATCATGGTCAAACTCCTTGGTTGCAAATGCCCAATTATGCAGTTCTGGACAGGTTGCGGCGTAGGGGTTGGCTCCACTTGCTACTGGCCGCTGACCCAAACATTCCCGCCACGGCGTCACTTGCAAAGGTCAAAACAAAGGCGTCAGCCTTGTCCGGTGACGGCAGACCCCTCTTTTTGATCTCGTCCTTGCCCTCAATGGCAATTTTGCCTGACGATGTGAAGGTGTAGCGCACTGTGGCCAACTCACTGATCAGCACGGGGTCGTTGGCCAATTTGCAGTCCCGCGCCTCAAGCCACGCCTTGGCCTTGTACCAAAGCTCGGCCTTCAAGTTCCGGTATGTCCCGCCCATCGCTGGGCTTTCACTCACATTGATCCCCCGCGCCGGCAGCCCCAACTCCCGCAGCCGGTCAACCACCCCAGCCCCCAAACCGATGCTGTCGACCAAGATCTCCCGTGGCTGCTCACTTGGCGCCAGCGCATTAAACTCGGCCACCACCGCCCCCGTCAACTGCATCAAGTCCAGATTCTTCCAAGTGCGGATGCTCTCGGTGACCACATTGCCCTGCCGCTTGCACAGCGCCGACCTGTCTGAGCCAAACCGCGCCACATCCAGCCCCCAGACCATCGGCGCTGACTTGCTTGCCGCCACATCCCTGTGCAGCGCACTCTCCAGCAAGTCCATCGGGATGACAGTGTCATCGTCCCCTTTGGGAAACTCTCCGATGACCCGAATCCGGTAGACATTGCTTTCCTCGCCGTAGCGCATGGCCATCTCTTTGACATACTCATCCGACACCCGTGGCGAGTCGGTGCATGCCACCTGAAAGGTTGTCCACTCGCCGGCCAGTCTTGTGTGCGTGTCGTAGAAAAACCCGCTGCTCCGCACCGGATTGCCCAGCAGCAGGGTCACAGCGTTGTGGCCAGACATCGACTGCAAAGGCGCCGGCATCGCGTTGATCCACCTCTTCAACTCCGCAAACATCGCGTCATACAACTGGCTGCTGGTCGGCGCGGTCACCACCACCTTGACAGGGCTGCGGGTCATGAAGTACCAGAGCATTGCCCATGAGCTTGCCGTGGATTTGCCTACGCCGTGACCCGAGCGCACGCTGATCTTACGATCTCCACGGGCAATCGCCCCCAAAAAACGCTCTTGCCACGGGTCTGGGTCTACGCCCAGCACCTCCTTGACAAACAGCACGGGGTCGTTGTGATACCTAGCGACCCACTCGGCAAAGACATTTTTTTTGATCATGTTGCTCTGATCATATTAGTAAGATCCAATAAGTTTGTCGAGGGACATCGGGGCGTGTTTTGCGCCATGTACATTGCCGTTCAGTGCTGGACGCAAAATGTGGATGTACAAAGACTCCAGACCATCGAGAGCCTTTTTGTCGCAAGGTATGAATGCAAAACTGTCAAACACTTTGTCGCCATGACTGGCAATCCTTGCATACACATTGACTGACTGTCCAACATAAACAACCCTGTTGCTATCGATCAAGAAATAAACGCCTGTCGCCAGTTGCCAGGTGTTGGCCGCACGAACAATATCCGCTTCGCTCAACAAGTTTTTGTTTGTCAGAGTCAGCGCCGTCTTGTTGACCAACTCGATTTTTACTAAGCCGTTGAGCCGGCCCTCCAACTCTTTGATCTCGCACTTTAATCTGTCTCGATTTTCAATATCCACAAGTCTAAGGGCATCGCGCTCTCGTTTGTTTTTCTGCCTTGTGGCTACCGATTTCGCGGCAATTGCTTTGCGCTCTTCAGGTGTTCTGCTCTTCATCCAGTTCATGTGTCCCCCTGTGGCGGTGTGCATGTGTGAATCGTGGTCAGGTCAGCAGTGCGCTTGCCGCAGCGTTCACAAAAGTTCCATTCCCGTTTAGCAAATTCGGTTGTTGCAACAAGGGCGGCGAAGCGAACAAGCTCAGCCTGACTAAACTTCCAAGGATGCTCTAGCGGCTCTGGTATGATAGTAAGAGCTCAAGTA